CAGTATTATTTATTTATTCCGTATATCTACGAAACAGATTAAACTATTATTATTAATTATAACATGATTAAAAATCAAAGTAAAAGTCTTCAGGAAGATTCCAATGAAAGCGTGATTATAGAGGGTCACGACATTGGTTCTTCTGATGATTTATTAAATCAAGGGGCAAGGATATCTTTTCAAGATTCAATTGAAAACGATGATCTGTCCGTTCACACCCCAAAAGTTAAACCTGTAGAAAGTAAAACTTTTGGAAGCGCAACTTTAGAAAAACTCCGTGAGGAGTCTCCAAAGTTAGCGACCACCTCCGATGAAAGCGCAGTTATAGAGGATTGCGACATCGATGTGTTGGAAAATCAATTAAAGCATTTTAAGAATTTGCTCAATGTTAAAAGTCCTGAAATTACAGATCTTATGAATATATATAATGAACTTTCAGAATTTAAATCTGACGACTCTCTGGTTGACTCAGAGAACTCAGATGTTAAAGAATATCATTCAGTTTTTACTAATATTAAAGAGGCTTATGGTATAAATTTACAAGAATTTACAGATGAATTAAAAATTTTATTAGATTCCGTTTCTACTACTAAGAAAGGTAATTGGTATATCCGTCACAACATGGATTTATCCCAAAATTTTATTACTTGTTTGCATGAATTGGCTGATTCTTCTTGGAAAAAGAAGAAATCTATTTATTTACCTCCTGATGTTTGGGATAATTTAAGTTCAAAACACCGATCAATTTTTAAGAAACATCTGAATCCGTGGCTACGCTGTCAAGACACAGGGCCAAAGTTTTTATCAGATTGTTCTGAAATCTCATCAAAGATTAGAAAACAAGAAAAAGTTACGAAAGACATTGATCCAAATGTTACCTCAAAAAGAAAAAGAGGTAAAGTTAAAAAGAATAGGGCTCTCGGAAACAAATTATCAAAAACGTTTTCAACTTCGCAGCAGCTTCCTAGCAGTTCATCCTCACAAAACAGTGAAAGCTCTTCAGAAAAGCGTAACTCTAAACAAAAACAAACTGTCACGAGTACTTCATTAAATAATCGTTCCGATTCAAAAGATAAATTTTTTAATGGTAAAGGTGGAGGAAATAGTTCTGGACCTTCAAACTCCAACTCCCCTCCTCCTCCCCCTCCCGTCTTTGATTCTTCTGCTGTATTATTTGTTTATTATTTGGAAGATAAAGATTTTGGAGAGCAAGGGCTAACTCAAACTAAGAGTACTTTTATTCCTAAAGGGTTAGTAGATTTTATTTTTGAGAATTCTCAAGCTATTTATACTAATGATGCTTGGCCAGGATTAATTCATAAACTTAAGAAAGATAAATTATTTCTTGCATTTTTTAATTCTTTATCTGAGAAAACTAAAGATATAATTTTATTTAAAGCTAGAGCTTATATGATTAGTCGTTATTTCAAAGATTCTTCAGATAAACATGAATTGATTACGAGGCCATTACGTATACCCGTTCTCATTAATAAAAAGATTAATAAAATTTATACTAATCCAATTCCTATAGAAGAATGGACTTTTTTCAAGAAAATCCGTTATGTGTTTAGAGATGTAATTTTTCCTCATTTACATAATTGTGTTACTCATTTCAAAGACGAACTTAAAGAATTTACTGATGATGTTAAGCGTCTTAAAAGAATTCATGATAGAAATAGACAATATAATGATTTACCTAATTTAGATGATGATGATGATGATGATGATGATTCTTTTCCACCTCCTCCACCTTCACTAATCCAACCTAGAGCTAATTATAATGTTAATGACGATTTGATTCAAGATGAAAATTTATTAGATACTTATAATACTTCAACTAAAGAGAAAACTCCTTTACTTATTACAACAAAAAGTATACAATATCTTAAAACTTTTACTCTTAATAAAGCTGTGTTGCCATTTGCTACTAACAATGTTACTGACAAATTTGAAGATAGAGATTCTTTATATTCAGAGAAACCACAACCTTTTTATCCAATGATGTTTCCAATCACTAGTATGCAAGGACCTATGAATAGTGGACCTAATTTCGAAGCTTGTATTTCAGTTAGAATTTTAGGTGCTACTTATCCTCAGAGTAAAGAAGGAGTTTGGACAAAAGCCAAAAACTTCTTTCCTACTGATTGCATTAATGATGTTTTAACTCCTGAATTAACTCCAGAGGATTGGTTTAATACTCTCAAACCTTATCAAAAACGTAGAGTAGAGAAAGTTAGAGAACAATTACAATCAGATCCCACTCTTGTTGATAAAAAGACAAAAGTGTTCTGTAAATCTGATGAGTTATTACCAGTTACTGATAAATTTGTTCCTAGATTCATTGCCAATGTTTCCCCTTATTATTTACATAGTATAGGTTATCAAATTAATTGCGTTCAAAGTGCTGTAAAGAAAATGTTTAATGGATTTACTCCTCACACTTTTGACACTGTTAGAGGGAAGGAAACAATTTACGTCCTGTTTGCATGTGGAAGTATATCAACTGATTTAGATGCAGTTTATAATTTTTGGGTACAATCAGGTAACAAAGGTGTAATGGTTATGGGCGATGATTCTTTATTTTATGATCCTGATTTAGGTTTCTGGGAGACTGATTATTCAAAGTTTGATGCATCTCAGAAAAATGGTTATGCTTTATCTGTATTTCCTGATTTTTTACGTTCACTTAATTTACATGAAACTGCTGATCTTTATGAAGAAATGTATGATCAACCTATTGTACCTTATCAAAGAATAACTAAAGCGTATAAAGGATTAGCTTGTGGAGCCAGTGATACTTTAAAAGATGTTTGGAATAGAAAACATTTTTCTATGAGACTCACTGGGGAACCAGCAACCTGTTTAGCCAACTCTTTAGTTAATATTTTTGCAGCTATAAATTGTTGGAATGATGCTAATGCCTTTTCTGATTATGGACTTACTGTTAAATTCAGAGCCAGTGAACATGTTACTTTTTTAAAAGGTACTTTTTTAACAAATTCAGAGGGAAACGCTACTTGGGTACGTTTACCTAGCTTTTTACTTAAATTCGGTAAAGTTTTAACTGATCCTAGCACTATTTATAAGAAGGAACAATATTCAACTTGCGTTAAAATGTTATTAAGAG